CAACAATGACTACATTCTATATTCAAGGAACTTCCAGCCTTAGGAGCACCGTGGCAGCAACTTCCACTGCTGGTGCTACTATTAAAAAACCAACTAGATGGAGTGTTGGATTAAACAGCTCACTTGTTAGAACTTCTGGATTATACGCTGAATCAAATGCTACCTACCCTGCTATTAATTATATAAATTTTTCCGATTTAACTGCTTTAGTCGCCCCTGGTGTATTAAGTTCATTGGGAGCATCAGCATTTTTAAATTTCTTTTAAATTATATAATGAAAAAGGCCCCAAAGGGCCTTTTTCTATATTATAGTGGGCTAGGCCCTAATATTATTATTATAAATTACTTCTTTGTGCCGGCGTTGACAAAGCCATACATTTTTTCTGCTGTTTCTAGAACTTTATCTAGTCCCGGGAAAGCAGGCATATCTACTTTGCTAACAATTTGGCCAGTCTTCTCATCACGGGTAGCAGTCATTTCCCAACCTTGGAACTTGACTTGGAAGTCTTGCATTGTCAGGTCTTTGGCCATTCCAAGAATATCTGTGCGGATTTCATATCCGTTCTTGTTAAACTTAACTTCTGGAACTGCGGGTGCTTTAAATGTGTTTGACATATTATTCTCCTTGTGTGTGTAATGTCTATGTGTAAACAGCAACTAATTTGCTGTCTAAGTATTTATTATACAGTGTTAGATGCTGTCTGTAAAGCGATGTGAACTATTTGTTAAACTTTTTTACTCGGTCTCTGACAAGGTCAATTACTTTATCGTTGAGCACTACTTCGTAGTGATTGCAGTCTACTTCTACTAACTCCATATCTCGATGATGTTTTTGGCTAGCAATACTAACTACTCCGTCATTAGGTTCTATCATAAAGGGGCTTTGTCCCTTTACTGTAACAATATTAGTCCAGGGATGCTGTATTTTAATATTATTAGCCTGTCTCATAGGCCAACTACTAGGACCAATGTCACGCATTAATCTACTAAAAGGTAAAAAGTATTGAGCATAGTCTGCAACTTCTGCTCCTCCATAAGGAGTGCTTAGAGTAACAGCTCTTGACACTTGGTTAGGTATAGCATTGGCAATATGCAGTGAATAAATTCCACCCAGGCTATGTGCTATAAACACAATGTCTTTAACATTGGCCAGCTGTAACAACATGTCTTTTAGATTGTTTTCAAATCCATTACGACTGTCGTAATTAACAGCAATGCCATTGCCTAATTTACTTTTAATGTAATTAAAACTTTCTCCGGTAGCGTTGGCACCGTGTATATAAACCATGTTCATGGTGTATTTACATTATTTTTATCGAAATTTTTCCGGAAAATTTAATCTTTCCCATTCTTCGTCGGATACTGGCCACCAGTAGGTCATTAAATCCACCCCTTGAAGTCTGCCATCATAATTCTATTGGCAGCGGCATGATCACCCTTACGTGCAAAATGTGCAGCGGCACGAATCCTGCCTACTTCTGCTAAAAAGTTATATATTGATTTAATAACTTTCATTTGAACCACCCGGCCATTGTGCGATTTAAATTTTTCTGTTCAAACTCTCGTGCTAATCGATCAACATCGTGACTATCTTGTGGATTGTTTGATACAATGTATTCTTCTAATGCCGATCCGTAAGTTTGTGGTTTTTCAAAACTCTGAAGCATCTTTTGGAAGTATTCAGCTAATTGGTTTAACATATTTTTCTCCTGTGTGTTAAAATATTGTAGAGACTCATGGTTTCTACTGAGTATTTAGTAAGTTTATGCTGCAACCGCACAAAAGTAAACAGTTGATTATGCCAAATGTATGTGCTATACTATCTACTAAAGCATATAAATATTCAGAAGGAAGATTGCTCGTGCAGAAAAAAACTAAAAGTTTATTAGAAGAATTAAATGATTATGCTGTTAAAAAAGACAGAGAATCTGTATTAGAGGCACGAGCCACTCATATTATTGATTCTGCGGTTAATTTATTACAATTGATTAGAGAAAACTTTGACACAGAAGCTGCATATGAGTTAGAAAGACGATTTATCAACTCAATTAAAGGCGCAGACAGCGCAAAATTTGTTAGAGGAATTCGCAAATTACGCGATTCTAAAGAAACAGCCAAGACTCTTCGAATTATCGAAGGTGATGTTGATAGCGATGATTAAATCTCATTATGATAAATTTTTCTAAAAAAGATAAATAAAATTATAACAAGTTTCATGGGGAAACTTAAAAAATAAAAACAAAGGAAATTATTATGCCACAAGCATTAGGAACAATCCAAAGAGTTCACGGTAACCCAGCAGGTGCAACATTGCACGGTGGATACCAAACACAATTCTACTTAGTAACAGGTACTAACATCGGTACTACTGACACCGGCGGCGGCACAACTGCTATCGTTGAAGGCAACTTCTCAAAAGCAATTCGCGCTATTCAAACTATCGCTACTACTGTTTTCATCGGCCCAGCTGTTGCAAACGGTTTTGTTATCGGTGTTGACGGTGCAACTGCTCAACCAGACGGTCCTGCATACGATACAGATGCTAACCCAGATTTTGCTACTCGCCTAAAGGCAGTTTTAGATGCAAATACTGGCGTAACAACAACTGTTACAGCTAAGACACTAACATACGCACCAAGCACAAACGGCGCAATCGTTTAATTTTAAATTAAGCACGACAAGGGACATTTTTATGTCCCTTTTCTTTTGACCATAAATATCTATAACTAAATGTAGGTATATAATGGAAATCATCGAACTTAAAACTCTAATAGACATAACCAAACCCAATGTTCACAGACCTGGTCAAGGAACCCCTCTTGAACAAAATCAATATAAAAACTGGATTACATTGCAACAATGTATAGGCCTTAGATCAATTATTTCTTATAACAATATTCCCAGTGTCGAAGAAATTGATATTAAAGGCTTGGGATTTGGTAGCAAGTATAAAGGCAAACACAAAGTATGGTCTTTTGTATTCTTTCCTGATAGATCAGGGGCCTACGACGACGGCTCAGGCAACTCTATTTCCCTGTTATTAAAAGACCTGCACCAAGTGCCTATTATTGAAAAATTGACTGAAACAATAAATAACAGTAGAGCAGTATTCGACTTAGAAGACCTGCAACATAAAAATATAATCATCACGGCATCTACTACATCTATTGAATAAAACTAATCATGGCACCGCTAACTAGACAGTTCTACATATAGGAGATGGCCAAATGGCAATAGAACCAACTGATATTGAAAAAACTAATCTTGAATCGCACGTAGAGTTATGTGCATTACGCTATTCAGCATTAGAAACAAGATTGCTAGCGATTGAAAAGAAAGTAGGATCTTTACAAGAAACTATTGAGAAAAGTCATTTAAGCACAATTAAAATCCTTATAGGCACAGCAGGCACCGTGGTCGCCGGAGTTTTATCTACAATGGTTGTGTTATTGACAAAAATGCACTGATATGAAAATACATCAACTATTGTCCGGAGTGCCAGTAGTAATCAATAATGAAGAACAACATTTTATTGACGAGCATCGTGAAAATGTTTCGCTATCTTCATTAGACGAACACGGACAGTGGGTTGCTCAGAATTTAGTTAGGAAGAATGTGTATCAACTAACTAAAGATAACAAGAACATTGTTATCAATCCAACTCATGAAATTAAACAACAGTCTATTTAAAAAAGTCGAACAGCTTGCAGAAGATGTTAAAAAAGATTTTAAATTAAAAGGTATTGCTATACCCGTTAAAGATGCAGACGGGTCAATTAGATTTAATAACTATATTGTTACTAAAAATAAACAAGGATTTTACGTTATATTAAATTCGTCTAAAATTCCTATTATTGAAAACATCAATCTTGCACAGACCGCTATAATTTTAGCCAACAATCTTGCAATAGGCAAAATTTCCGATGATTCTGTTGTCTATAATGACCAACAATACGGATTTAATATTTTTGAAGAAGAACAATATAAACGAATTATTCAAACATCAATTAAGAAAAAAGATTGGGAAAGAGTTGATACTTTGATTATTAAACGGAATATCGCTCACGAAAAAGCAGAACTTGCCAAGAATTCAATACTAAGTTCTTTTGAAAAGTTTCGGCGCCTGCGATAAATACTTTTATTAATTTTTTGGAATCCCCATGAATACATTTGACTTTAATAGCAAGATCACCTCCTCTAAACTGAACGAAAATATGTTCAAGAAATTTGGAGTAAAGGTTAATCTTGAAAAATACACAAGAGAAGAATTAGAAAACTATCGTAATCTAGTTCGCACGGAAGTTAATCAGCAAGAAAGCACGGCAGGATTCAATGATCTATTATCTAACGAAAATTATCAGAAAGATAAACACGTTTTAGAATTGTTAAACACTAAGATCAAAGAAATGCTAGGTGAAGCCAAAGTTGCTGAACGTAAGTTGTCTGCTGCGGAAAAGAAAAAGAAAGAAGAGATTGTCAAGGCAATTAAGCGTGACAATCCAGAAAAACGTAAAGGCAAGGGCAAGTCATCTGCATACGCAATTGCTACAGCCCAGGCTAAGAAGACAGCCGAATCAAAGGATACAACAATGAAAACAACAACAGAAAAAAAGAAATGCCCTCCGATGTCACATATTAAGAAAATGTGTCAAGATGGAAAGTCTGTAGCAGAGATCTGCAAAATGCATCCTGATTGCGATCATAAAGAATTAAAACAAATGGTAGCAGATTGCAAGGGTAAAATGGACGAAACCTCTATGCCAATGAAAAAAGTTAATGGCAAGAGTGTTCCGGCGTTTGCTGCTGATGGCAAAGGTAAAAATGATTTAACTAAAGATAAAAAAGTTAAAGAAGCTCTAAAAGGTGGACAAAAGAAACTTGATGTTGCCGAGCCAAGGGGAAAACTTGATGCTGCAGACTTCAAGGCTTTAAGATCTAAAAAAAGCAAAGTTAAAGAAGGTGTTCGTCGTGCTCACCAATACATTATTATCGAAAGTCTAAAGAAATTTATTGCTGAAGATGAAGAAGGTAAAGCCAAAGACATCACAGCTGGCACAGACATGACTAATGACTTTACCAGTTGGATGCAACGTGTTGGTCAATATCAAACTAAGAGCATGATCGAACTAGCAGACAGTATTCGCTCTAACTTTGGTCAAGCAGAAGCCGATCAATTTAAAGCAAGCATTCAGCCTGCATTAGAACAAGCATTAGATGCATTGACTCAAGCCCGCGAAACTATTACTCGTGCAGTGGCAGTGTTAGCTGGAGAAGAAAGCGCACAAGATCAAATGGGCATGGACTCTATGGGCGACATGCCAGGCGGCAATATGGGCGGAGATATAGACTCAATGAATCTTCCACCGGAAGATGAGTTCGGTGCTAGCGATGCAGCAGCAGGCGGCATGGAAACTTCTGGACGAGGCATGAGAGAAAGCAAGTTTGCCCGTAAACTAGCCGAATCACACAGTATCATGAGCAAACTTGCAAAATGAGATTATTCGAAGTAGCAGATCGTTTTGTAGACGACCTGGAAACAATTCTACGTAATCTTATTAAGGGCGGAAGACCTCAAAAATCTTCCGAGCCTATGGAAAAACAATCTCAAAATATTAGCTATCCTGCATTGAGTCAGTTGCTTAATAATCAAGGTTACGGTAATGTTGATTTCAAACAATTTGCTCGAATATATGATGAAAATCCTTCAATTGCTCCGTTAATTGCGGATTATAATCAAGAATATATCATCTTGGGCACAGATGAAGAAACAATGCCTAAATCTAATCTAGGAACTCCCGAAGGACCTAGTGTTGATCAAATGGCCAGTCAAGGCGCTGCTGCACATTTGAACAGTTTATCTTAATCGAATATTGCATTAATGATTTAAGTTCTATATAATTAGTGTTATTATGACAACAATAACACCTCCCCCATTTATAGAACGATTTCAATATAAAAACTGCTTACAGATAAACGACCCTGTTACTCGTAAACGAGTTTATCAAACGCCCGACGGCGAATCACTACCCAGCGTTACTACTATCCTTAGCGCCACTAAGGATATGACACATTTAAACGAATGGAAGAAACGTGTAGGTGTTGAAAATGCACAACGTATTGCTTCCGAAGCAGCGGGTGTAGGAACTGCAATGCACGCCAATTTGGAAAGATTCTTAATTGGCGAACAGAGACAACCTGGAAATAATCCAGTGCATATCAAGGCCAACGCAATGGCTGATAAAATTATTGAAAACGGTCTAAGCAAAATGGACGAAGTATGGGCCATGGAACAGAGTCTATACTTTCCGGGACTCTACAGCGGAACCACTGACCTAGTGGGTGTTTATCAAGGTGTTCCGGCAGTCTGTGATCATAAACAAACCAACAAACCTAAGAAGGCAGAATGGGTTGAAGATTACTACTTACAATTGGTGGCTTATATTTTGGCGCATAATGAAGTCTACGGCACAGACATGCGTCGAGGTGTTATTTTTATGTGCAGCCGTGGTGACGACGGACTCAAAGTAGGTGGCGAAACATATCAACAGTTTGATTTATTACCTCAGGACTTTAACAAATATCAAGACATGTGGTTAAGCAAAGTGGAAGAGTATTATACCACTAATTTACGCGGACTCAAACCTCTTCTAAGCTGATAAATATCCCATATAGAGGATATTTTATGGCCATTTTAGAGATTGCAAAAATACAAGTCCGCCGCGGACAGCAAACAGTTACTGGTATGCCACAGCTTGACAGTGGCGAATTTGGCTGGGCTATAGATACACAACAATTATACATTGGCAACGGCAGTCTTGTAGAGGGTGCTCCGGATGTAGGAAATACTCGTATTTTAACAGATCGTGATAATGTATTCAATTTATCCACTGCTACTTACACCTATTCCGGAGGTTATAGAACTCCTGGTTTAGTTACATTATCACAAAAACGTAGCCTGCAACGTAAATTAGATGATTTTGTTACTGTTTACGATTTTAATGAAACAGTAACATCATACTCGTTACAGACTGCAATTAATCAGATGTTTTACAATGCAGATAAAACATCACCAGTGAGTAGATCAGCGTTAAGAATGCCGGCAGGTAATTATTCATTTACTGCCACTGTGTTTCTTCCTCCTTACACTACTATTATTGGAGAAGGTCAAGATAAAACAGTATTGACAATGAATGATTCTTCTAAGCCCTTATTCCAATTTATAGATCAGACAGGCGCAGTATATGTAGATGGTCAAAATAATATTCAAAGTTTAGCCCGTCCTACTAATATTAATTTAATAGGGCTAACACTAAAATACAGCTCATCTGCGGCTAAGATCAACGCTATTCCTTTAGTAAGAGCGGACTGTGTTGCTGACTCTTATATTAGCGATTGTAAATTTGCAGGTTCGTATGTTTATGGAAATTCTAGTGACGAAGGATACACAGGTATAGACATTAGAGGACAAGGCGCTATTACTACCAAAGATTTAATCATTGAAAACTGCACATTTGATGGTTTATTCTACGGAGTTAAATCAAATTATGATATAGAAGATGTATCAATTTCAAATTCTAGATTTAGAAATCTTAGAAGAGGAATCGTATATAAAGAATATACCATTATCGGAAACACCACAGGTCCGTTACGCAGCAAGATAACAAAAAATAAATTCCTTAATATCGAAAGAGAAGGAATATATGTCGGATCATCAACTGTGGCAACTCAACATACTAGTTATTATAATACATTTAAAGAAGTGGGAAATAATCTAGCAGGTGATTTAAATTCTGTTTATCCTATTATTAATTTTGTAAGTCAAGGTAATATTTCAATAGGGGATCAATTTGAAAGATTTAAAGTTATCAATAGTGCTACCTCTACATCTGTTGTTTTTAAACCTTTAGTTGCTGGATATAATTATACAGATCAAACATCTGTATATAATTCAAGTGTTGTTGCAGCACCTGTAAACCCTTCTATCTTAAGTAAATTTCCATATAATGGAGATCAATCTATTAAAGTTCAATATTCTGTTGTTAAACCTCCTAGTGGTGTTTCTAGAAAAGGAGAATTGTTAATAAATGTAGCACAGATAGGTAATTCTACAACAGCAACAGTTACTGACTGTTATTCGTATTCTGGATCTACAGATGGGGGAGTTGTTTTTACGGTGGGTGTAAATACAGTTACATCCACATTGTCATTAGCATACACTAGTCCAGATGCATACGGAACAATTAGTTATAAGTTTAGTCAATTTCAATAATGTTTAATAAATCAACAGACGAGAGATTGTCTGACTGGTCTAACTTTCGAAAAGAGTTAGACACTCTCAACGATCCTCTTACCGAACTGGCAAAGTTTTGGAACAATGCCCCTCTAGTTATACACAATCATAAAATTGATCCATACAATCCCAAAAGTTGGCCCACTCCCTGGGACTTAATTGTGGAAAACAAATATGATGACTTTACTGTGGCCTTAATGATGGCCTATACATTAAAGTTGACAAAAAAATACAGCAATGATACTATTGAAGTTAGAACAATGGTTGATTCTAAGAAGACAAAACTGTATAATCTAGTATATATAAACGATGTAGATGTGCTTAACTACGAGTGCGGTGCCCCGGTTAAATCTGAAAAAATAGATGAAAGTCTGTACCTCGAAAATGTAATTAACATCATTTTTCCTAGGTAAATATCATCTAAGAAGTTTTTAAAATTCATAATAATAAAAGGGTCAAGTAATGATCACAGTAGTAAAAAGAACCGGCGAAAGAGTTCCACTTGATATTAGTAAAATACAACGTCAAGTAGAATACGATTGCAAGGGTGTAGATGGAGTAAGTCCATCAATGATCGAAATCAAAGCGCAGATAGAGTTACATGACGGAATGTCAACAAAGACCATTGACGAACTTTTGCTCAAAGCAATGGTAGATTTAATTGACGAAACAGAAAATCCGGAAATTAACAATACAAATTATCAATACGTAGCAGGTCGTCAACGTGTCAGTATGCTACGCAAAGAAGTATACGGAAAGTATGATCCTCCTACACTTTATAGCATTGTTAAAAAAAATGTAGAGTTGGGTATGTATACTCCGGAATTGCTAAATTGGTATACAGAAGCAGAATGGAATATTATTGATCTGTTTATTGATCATGATAAAGATGAAAAATATACCTATGCCGCTATTGCACAGTTGACTGAAAAATACCTAGTTCAAAATCGTGCAACAGGGCAGATATTCGAAACACCCCAAGTAAGATATGCAGTTGCAGCAGCAACAGCATTTCATAGCGAGCCAAAAGAAACTCGTTTGAAATGGGTTAAAGAGTATTACGAAACAGCAAGTGACGGTCAGTTTACACTAGCAACGCCTGTTCTCGCCGGTCTAGGAACCACTACAAAACAATTCAGTTCGTGTGTATTGATCAGTGCAGACGATACTTTAGATTCTATCTTTGCAAGCGGCGAAATGATGGCCAAATATGCCTCAAAACGAGCCGGAATTGGCCTAGAAATTGGCAGAATCAGACCTTTAGGGGCACCAATTCGCAACGGTGAGATCAAGCATACTGGAATGATCCCTTTCTTGAAAAAATGGTTTGCAGATTTAAGATCATGCTCGCAAGGCGGCATACGCAATGCATCATGTACCGTAACTTTTCCCATCTGGCACTATCAGTTTGAGGATCTTATTGTTCTAAAGAATAATCAAGGCACTGAAGAAACTCGTGTTCGTCAAATGGATTACTCAGTAGTAGTCAACAAGATGTTTTGGAATCGTTATAAGAACGGGCAGACTATGAGTTTGTTTGATCCGCATGATGTTCCTGATCTTTACGAAGCTTACTATCGCAATAGTGAAGAATTTGAACAACTATATCTAAACTATGAGAAGCATCCGACAATTAAAAAGAAAACGGTATCAGCAGATTCGATTTTCAAAGCTGGTATTCTTAAAGAGCGCACTGATACGGGCAGAATATATCTTGTCAATATCGATAACGTCATCAATCAAGGTCCGTTTGATACAACGATTGATCCCATATATCAATCAAACTTATGCCAAGAGATACTTTTACCCACAAAACCTTTCCAAAGAATTGAAGACGACAAGGGACGAATTGCTCTTTGCACTCTTGGCAGCATAAACTGGGGATCTTCTCGTAACCCTCAAGACATGCGTAAGGCATGCCGTGTGTTGGTCCGTAGTCTAAGTAACTTATTAAGTTATCAAGATTTCTTGTCAGTGCAGAGTCACCTAGCTAATTTAGATTTTGAACCATTGGGTATAGGTATTACCAATCTAGCCTATTGGCATGCTCGTCGTAATTTCAAATACGGATCTCCAGAAGCATTGGCAGAAGTTAAACGCTGGATGGAACATCAAGCATTTTACCTTACTGAAGCAAGTGTAGAACTGGCTAAAGAACGAGGAGCATGTAAAAAATCTGCTCAAACATTCTATGGTCGAGGTGTATTTCCTTGGGAGCGTCGAGCAGAAGGTGTTAACGAACTAACAGATTTTACACCAAGTTTAGATTGGGAACCACTGCGTGCCAATATGAAAAAATACGGCATCCGCAATGCTACCTTAATGGCCGTGGCACCGGTTGAGTCCAGCTCAGTTGTTCTAAACTCCACCAACGGAATTGAAATGCCGATGGAATTGATTTCTGTAAAGGAATCAAAAGCTGGATCGTTTGTGCAGGTTGTTCCTGAATACAAACGCTTGAAGAATCGTTATCAATTGATGTGGGATCAGAAAGACTGTGTTGACTATTTGAAAACATCAGCTGTTCTAGCTGCATACATTGATCAAAGTCTATCAACTAACACATTCTACAATCCGGCACATTTTACCAATGTAGATCCTCAGCAAGATCGCAAGGTTCCCGGGACATTAATTGCTAAAAATTTAATGTTAGCATACAAATGGGGATTGAAAACAATATACTATAGTTTGATCAACAAAGTAGGTGCCAAAGAAGGAGTGACAGTTACCAATAGCACTTCTGTATTACCTAACCTAAATAATAACGTTGTAAAAGCAGTTGACAATGTAGTATTATATGATGACGATGCTGACTGCGAGGCCTGTAAATTATGATAACCACATTAGATAAAATAAAAACTCATTTATTGTTTTACGGCATTACAGAACATGTAGAAATAGAAAAAGAAGCAGAAGAAGATATTCTTTGTGCTTTAGAAATCAACGGCGTCGAAGATGTAAGAATCGAAGAAGGCGCATTAATAATAGAGTATAATAATGAGTAAAGAACAATATAACTTATCAAAACAAACAAACTATCTCAAACGCAAGATGTTTCTGGATCCAGAAGGCCCGGTTACGGTACAACGTTTTGAAGAAGTTAAATTTCCACGCATAGCCAAGTTTGAAGAACTAGCACGCGGCTTTTTTTGGGTTCCGGAAGAAATTAATCTTCATAAAGATAAAATGGATCACAAAGATGCCAGCGATGCAGTCAAGCATATTTTTACCAGTAATCTATTGCGTCAAACTGCCCTAGACTCGATACAAGGTCGTGCACCTAATCAAGTGTTTAGTCCTGTTATCAGTATTCCTGAATTAGAAGCATTAGTAAGCAATTGGAGTTTCTTTGAAACAAACATCCACAGCAAATCATATAGTCATATTATTCGTAATGTCTACGGTGTGCCTAAGGATGAATTTAACAAGATTCATGATACAAAAGAAATTGTAGAAATGGCAGCTAGTATTGGTCGTTACTACGAAGACCTACACGTTCTTAATTGCCGTAAAGAGTGCGGTGAAAAAATCGACCTCCATACCCACAAGCGAGCAATTTGGTTAGCACTACATGCCAGTTATGCACTTGAAGCGTTCCGCTTTATGGTATCGTTTGCTACCTCATTGGCCATGGTAGAGAACAAAATCTATATCGGTAACGGTAATATTATCAGTTTGATTCTACAAGATGAATTACTACATGCAGAATGGACTGCTTGGATTATTAACAATGTAATCAAAGATGATCCAGATTTTGCCAATTTAGTTGAAGAATGTCGAGAAGAAGTATATGCTATGTATATGGAAGTCATTGCAGAAGAAAAAACATGGGCAGATTATTTGTTTAAATTAGGACCAGTTATTGGGCTTAACGCTACTATCTTGCGCGACTTTGTTGATTACACTGCATTTGTTCGTTTAAAAGAAATTGGTATTAAGTATGCAGGAGAACATCCAAAATCTAGTCCAATTCCTTGGTTTAACAAACATGTTAATATTAACAAGAAACAAACTGCCCTGCAAGAAAATGAAAGCACTAACTATGTTATTGGTGTTATGAGCGACAGCGTCAGCTACGATGAATTACCAGATTTATAAGGAAAAAGAAATGCAAGCTACTATTTGGAGCAAATATCATTGTCCGTATTGTGAACAAGCCAAGACATTACTAAAACAAAAAGGCTATACCATTGAAGAACGCAAGATAGACGATGGATATACTAAAGAAGACTTACTAGAAGCAGTGCCTGATGCAAAATCAGTTCCCCAAATTTTTATTGAGGGCGAACTAATTGGCGGATATCACGAATTACGTGCAAAACTAGCAGGATAATATGTCTGAAGATAATATCACAATACCAATTGACGATACTGATTTTTCGGGAAATAGTCTAGATTGCACTGTTGACCTAACTAAGTATTCTCCTACCATTTTAGGAGGATCGACTATTTCAAGTATATGGAATACCAGTGGAAACTCTAATATTGCCGTTGGCTATGCAGCTGGCAATAATTTTTACGGCAATACAAACTATACATTTACCAATGGCGGCACTGGTGCTGCCGGTTCAATGCAGGTCAAAGGTGATGCAGAGTTTGAAGGCGATGTTAAGATCAAAGGTGTTAGCATTGCCAAAACATTAGATGATATACAAAAGCGTCTAGCCATCCTTGTGCCGGACCCTGCCAAGTTAGAACATTTTTCAGCACTTAAACGTGCTTACGAAAACTATAAAACTCTAGAAGCACTATGTGAGCTTCCCACTAAAGATGAGTGATGCTAGATTAGAAGCATTAGAGAAATTAGTCAAACGGCAGTCTAGCATAATTGACAATTTACTCAAACGTGTAGCATTGCTCGAAAGAGAAAATAAAAGGCGAGCAAGTGAAATTGCCAGCATTCCTAGAAAATGATTAACGAAAATATAAAAGAATTTTGTCATCATCACAGCATTCGTGTGCTTGATACAAATAAAAGAGCCAGTCGTTATCACAAAGTTAATGTAAATTTCTTTAAAGATCCATTAGACTTCAATCGAGTTTACGAAGCTGTTGTATGCGATAGCGAGCCATTGTATACTGTAGAGATATCAGAAAGTGAATTAGAACGTATTGCAAGTTTTGAATCTGAAGTGTTCAACAACATGAAGAAACAAGGCCATTATAGAATGTTTGAAACGCTCATGGAACAAAAAGAACATGAAAAATATTTGAAAGAAAAGTATTCATCAGTAAAAAAGGCTTACGAACAGTATTCGATGATGCTTAAACTAGCCCAAAGTGGCGAACTATAAAAGGAATAAAAATGTTATTACAAAAACCAATGTCACCCGGAGATGTTGTCAGCATTAAACTGATCAACGGTGATGAAATTATTGCACGATTAGAAAAAGATGATCCCTCCGGCATCACTATTGATCGACCACTGGCACTGACCATGAGCGGAAACGGTTTAGGAATGATCCCTTGGATTTTTCTCGGAGATAAAAGCACAGTTACACTAAAACCAGAACATGTATTTGTCATGGTGCCAAGCAAAAAAGATGCAGCCGATCAATACGTGCAGGGAACTACTGGTATTGCATTGGCTTAAATAATGCTATGCCATTAGTAGCCGTAGAGGGCGATATTGATACTCATGCTGAATTGGGTGCATTAATTGCCTTAAATAATAAAACTGTCTTTATTAATAACATACCTGTAATTATTAAAGATGTTGATCACGCGGCTCCAGATATAACAGGTGCAGGATCAAATCCAAGAGGACAAGATCCTCATGATACACCCTATCCTATAGAAGGTAGCCCTAGCGTATTTGCCTATGGTATTGCGGTACATAGAGAAGATGACAGTAGATCATGCGGCGCTGAAACATTCGTTGTAAATCAAAGCACTGTGTTTGCCAATGGCGGAACTGGATATATAGCACCAGATGGTGCTCAGGTTTACAATAATCCAAACGGATATAGAGCTGTAAAACAAAGTTATCAATATACAAACAACGGCGGCGAAGCTGCTACTAGAGATGAACTGAGTACCTACACTGGATCGGGCCTAACACCAAATAATAATACAGGAACTCCATCTTTTGATTCGGCTACAGTAGATTCAACTTCTACAGTTATTGTTGACAAGGCAACACCGTCGATAGTTTGTAATATTGTAATTAAAACCACAGCCGATACCTATGCTGATCCGAATACACTAGCAGTTGATAAAACTATGAAATTAAGCAAGTATTTTAAACTTGGAGATTTCTTACTAGACGGCAATTGGATACCAAAAAGTTTACCATTAACAACTGATGGCGGTTTTAGAGCAGAAGCATTAGCACTAACTGGCGTCAGCGGACACACTACAATAACAGGTGATGAAATCATTTGTAATCTTCAAGCACTGGCTACTAATTTGCTAGATCCCATAATGGATCGATATAATGGCGGCAATCGTATACCATTAAATGCAGCTTTTAGACTGCCAGGTCGCAAGCGCCAAGAAGGGCAGCATGGTTTAGGTATGGCTGCTGATCTGCAACAGTTTCCAGGATTTAGTCATCAAATGGCTTTTGACATTTCAACATGGATAGTGGCAAATTTGCCATTTGATCAATTGTTGATAGAAAAAATTGGCGTCAATCCTTGGATACACCTCAGTTATAATAGAAACGGTAATAGGCCTTCGAGTTCTTTTCCTAATAAGGTCGGTACATTATATCCATTGACTAATCAATTTACCATTGGATTGAAGCAGCCGCCCTATTGACACTAAATATGTTAGAAGTTATACTAGCTATACTTTTGCAGGGGCAAACTTGCATAGCAAGTTATCATAGTGCAAGACTATGAGGCTTGATGAAGGCCCTACACGCCCTGGGAAGTTCATCAATTTCATTTTAACTATTAAAGTATATCATGGCAACACGCAGCGTAAAACCAAAACCAACACCTCGTCCAAAGAGTTTGAAAACTATGGCTAAACGAGCAGCAAAAGCATATGTCCGCAAACGCAGTAAGTAATTTAATCCTTCTTATATTGATAATTGGATTACACGGATATTGGATATACGCAATAGCCACTTATGATTGGACAAAATTTGAAGAAGATTCAAAGTATGACGATTTCCTAAAACCTCGCGATAAGTGTTAAGAACATTGTATTAAACAATATAAATAGTTTTCAAGGAGGATCTAGCATGAAACAATCGAAATTAGTTCGTAAGTTGTATAAGGCTTGCTTCCGACACGATGAAGATGCAATTATAGAACTTCGTAAAGAACAGTTCCGTAAGATACTAAAGCACCGCGCCGAAGGCAAACCATTTAGTGTAAAATGGACGGTAGTACAGATTTAACACACAGTAGGGCTACTTAGGTAGCCCTTTCTTTTGGCTAAATAACAGTACAAAACATACTCTGCTCCTTGCAAACCCATTGTATGTCTATTAAGGATAATACAATGACTATTAGAAAGCTGGAAAGTAAAGCAGTTCGTGCCGCAATTGGCACATATATAGGAAGAGCGGGCGAAATATCCTTTGATCCCGCAATAGGCGCACTTAAACTATCCGATGGCATATCGCCGGGTGGTGTAGCAATTACACAGCCTACCGTACCCACCCTATCAGATAATCGTTGGTATGTTGACCCCAGTAGAACAGACATAAAT